GGAAACGATCATAAAGGCGCTGAATGCCTTGCTACCTGCAAGCGGCTAGTCGTTTCAAATCGACTCCTGAAAGCTCATCGCCACGTCGTAGTACTGCTGGCCGCCACCTCGGCACTACCAATCTTCACATTATCGGTAGTACACTTTTCCCAACGCGCTAGGGGAGGGGTCCATGCCGCGCTTAGGGGTTGTCGCTCTTGGGGTTCTCTTGGCAGCGTCTGCGAGTGCGGACGTGCTGACCGTGAACAATCGTAACGTCGGCCATATCTATGCCGGGGATGGGCTGGCCATTGGCGCTGGCGTCGTCTGGATATCGGTGGAGGACGAGGCTATTGCGGACGACTGGGGTGGGGTTGTGTTCCGCTCCAGCTTCGATGCCGTGCCGTGGGAGTGGCGCCTGGACTACAGGACGCACATGAGCTACGGATCTGGGCTGTGCGTGATGAGTGCCGGGCCGACTGAGGCGATGCTAAATTGTGAATGACTTCACGTCGCTTCCTGAAACGTCGGATTCCAAGTCCACTTCGGCGCCTTCGTCATGGTGATCTGACCGACGCTGGTAGGCCGCGCCAGATACCAGTTTGGCTGCATGAAGTCCTGATCGAACCGGATGCCATTGCTTGAGCTACCGGCCCCCTGTCCTGCGTTCGGCGTATCGCATACCGCGCAGACGCTTCCTGTTGCCAGCAACCCCCGCAGCGTCCTGATGTCTATCGTTCCCGCAGGGTTGCCGCCGTCCGGCAAGTCGGATGCCGATCCGCCCTTGGCCTGAGCCGTGGTGAACAGCCCCATTGGCCCCGAGATGAGCCCGTAGGGCTTGCGCATCGTCTGCCAGAGTTGGCCGCCCGCAGATCGCTGGAACGCCGTGGGGTCCGTGAGGTCGGACGATGGCGAGCTGTTCAGCAGCGTGCAAAGGCTGATGACGCGGCCGACGAAAATTTCTCCGATGAAGAACTCGGCAGCGGCAACGATCGGAGACGTTCCGAAGACATCGTTGTAGATGCGGATGACGCAGGTATTGCCTGTTGCGAATGGCAGCGCCCAAGCGTTCAGCTCGAGCCGTTCGCCGGCTACCAGCCTCTGCTCGACTCCGGCAATAACCAGCTTGGTTCCTTCGGGCAAGCCTTGAACGTTGCAGACACCTACGACACCCTGCGCCGCAGTCGCATCCAATGGGCTGCTGAGCGTAGCCGTGATCTGCACGTAGTCTGCTGTGCTTTGCGTGCCGTTCGTCCAGCGTAGCGTCGCTCCGCTGCCGGTGCGGCCATCGTTGAGCGCGGCGGAGTCCGTCAGGAACGCCGCGCCGGATCCAGACTGGCCGGTGACGGCAAAAGTGAGTTGTAGATTACCGTACCCAATGAGCATGATATAATTGCCCCATGAAATATTGCTCTAAATGCGATACCACAAAGCCCATCGAATATTTTTCCGCGAATAAGAAAAGCGCCGATGGATTGGATTGCAGGTGCCGTGCATGCGCTGTTGTGGCAGCTAGGGAATGGCGACTTAAGAATCCAACCTATGACAAGGTGGCGCGCGCCTCTCACTACCTGACTAATCGCACATCAATACGTTCGAAACAACGACTTGGGTATTACAAGAATCATGAAGAAAGCAAGGCGAAACGCAGGGCCTATTACGCTGCCAACAAGCACTCTGTTCTAGAGAAGAACAGGGTTTATAGTAAACGCAGGCAACAAGGCTTGGCTGGTCTACCGAAGCCAATATTGCCTGTGACTATTCATAAGGCACGGAAAAGAACGTTTGCATCAGCGGAAGAACGTGAGGCATGGATTCGACATCGCAACGCTACATATATGCGTGAAGTAATGCGAAAGAGGCCCGGTATGGCATTGGCATTTTCTATGCGAAGAGCAATATGCAAGATATTCAAAGATAGAGGAATGCGTAAACGAGCTGCCACATTCGAATTGCTCGGATACACACCGGATGAACTAATATGTCATATGGAGAAGCAGTTTTTGCGAGGTATGACTTGGCGCAATTACGGCGATTGGGAATGCGACCATATAATCCCACTGTCATCTTTCGATTTGACCTCAGATCATGAAATCGTACGAGCAAATGCCTTGACGAATCTGCGCCCACTTTGGAAGAGTCAGAACAGGAAGAAGTACGCCAAGCGTCTCCATCTAATATGAGGCTCAGTAGAAGCCGGTAACGACGAGTCGTTTGCTGAACGGAAATATCTCCCACCCCACAACCTCAACAGGCGTGTTGATGAACCCATGCCGCGGATAGTTGAGAGTGACGACATGGCCGAACATGATGTCCGTGACGGCGCAGGTTGTGCTGACACCGATGCTGTCCGGATCGTCGAATAGCGTGGTGAATGTCGTGAACCGGCGCTTCCCGGTGATGATGGTCCCGTCGTCGTAGACCTTCGGCGACCAGATGCCAGCGACCCGATCAATCTCGATCTGCGCATCCGCTGGGTCGTCAATTACGGAATGGAATATCGCGGCGCCGCGAACGAAGTCGTACTGCCCGGCCGGCGATGCGCTGGAGGTCAGCGTGTACTGCGATTGTTTCTTGAATCGCGTCCTGACATCTGCCGGAACGGTGTCGTAGTTGGTAACGAAGTCGCTGTCCGAGAATGGAGACTGATTCCTGCGCGCACCAATGACCGTGGTCAGGTTCTCGGCGTTGTCCGGCACGAACGATATGGGCCTGACTACGTTCGTTTCGTCGAAGTTCGCGACGACGGTCCCTAACTTCGGATCGATCAGGCGCCCCGTTCTTATGACGCCATCGGCATCAGTCCAATGCGTAGCGCAATAGGAGTCCGTTACATCGCGCAGGCATTGCAGGATGTTCGGCTGCTCGTCGTAGTGGATGCCAAACTCGTAACCGGTCTCAGTGTCGAGGTCGGTTAGATCGGTGACGTTGTAAATGGAATCGTCGCAGCCTGCGCGGTTGATCAGGATTTCAAAGAAGTATTGCTCGAGGTTCATCCCTGTAAGAGGAAGCTCAAGGTACTCGCCCAAGAGCTCCAGCTTCACGTCATAGATGAGGCCCCCTCCTCTGCCGATGTCTTCACCGGAGTTGGGGCCGCCCTGAGCCGTCGTCGCGATGAAGTAGAGCTTTCGATCGGCTCCAACGGGAACGCGGAACTCGAAGACATAGGACTGCCGGCCCATGAACGGAACTGTCAGCGCGTGCCCATGATCACTTATGGCGTCTTCGGCGAGATTGCTGATGGCTGAGCGCACCATGATCCCGCCGAATTCGCCATAAGTGTAATACGGTGCCGGACTGAAGGTCTGATAGATCTTGAACGTGATTCGATAGGCCTTCCCGCTTTCTAGGACATCGGCTTCGGTGGCGAGCTGGTCACCGTATTTCCCGAAAGATGGGTTCCAGCTGATCTCGGAAGTCATCCCCGCAATGTTGTCGACGCGATAACCTTGGGCCGTTCCAAGATGTTGCAGCAGACTGCCGGCGTTGTTCGACCAATCCCAATCCTCGGGGACGCCTGGTGCCAAGTCCCAGTTGACGAACTCGCCGATGCCGTTCAGGACATCGATGTCACCGGGGATGACGACTTGGGCACCTACGCTGGAGCAGTCAAAGGTGAGCTTCCCCTCCGGTAACACTGCCAACTGAACACCAGATGCACTCAGCGCAGGCGTGTACTGCGGCGGCGTAGCATTAGGATCAAGTATCGCCGCCATATCCCTGCCGGCCGCGATATTGGTTAGAGGCCCATCATGTAATTGACCAATCCGATTCGCTTCATCGATCAGTAGCCATGGCGTATTCCGGCACGCACCGAAGCTGAGCGGCACCATGCGATTAGCTGCGCCGGAATCCACAAACGGCGGATTGATACGGATAGGCAGCGGCTTATCCAGCAGAGCCAGCGTGTCCTTCAGCGTGATCGTGATCACGTCTTCGTTGTCACAGGTGACGTTATCGAGAACCGCGGTGCAGATGATTGGAGCGTCTTCAATCAGCGTTGCCGAGCCGAAGGCCATGGCGCGCGGCATCTTGATGGTTACGATCGTGTCGCGAAGATCTGCCCCAACAAGGAACCCGTAGAAGCCGTCGTAGTTATCGAGTTGAAGCTGACCGAAGGCGGCCATCTGTATGGAGGTGTCACCCCACGGCCAGACGATCGGGCTGCGCTTTATCGAGAACTGTTCGGCGTTGAGTACGCGCGCCTTGTAGACCTTGGACGGAGGATCATCTGTGCTCGCCGTGACGATCGCTTCATCGGTGATCGTCAGGTAGAGGTTGGCGATACCCTCGGTGTTGATTTCGTACCAGCCATCGAAGAACTCGGTATTGTCCCAACCCGGAAACCCGGTCATGAGTTCACCAGATGCGGCTGGTTATCGAAGGCGCGTTGTCCGAAGTTGACGAACGCGGAGACATCACCAGCTACGGATAGATCGATGCCGATAGCCGGAACGTAGAACGGGCTTCCCGATGAAGTGACGTTCATCACCACGCTTGCGTAGAAGCTGCCATCGGTAAAGAACGTCAGCCTTGGTCCTCCGGGAGAGTCGAATTGAGCGCATACGCCGATGCAGATGCGTTCGGCTATGGGATCACCGGAGACAATCAAGGCACCGTCGTTCCAGATACCTCCATCCGCCGGCCGGAATCCCCATGTGTCCAGTCCGTCGCCTACGCGCTGATCGAGGTCAGCAGATACTTCAGCAAGTCCTACACTGAGCAGTCCCGATAGATCGCCGCGCGAGGTCGAGTAGAAATAGGTTTCGAAATAGGCGTGCCCAACGGCCTTTGGAATCGTGCCGAATACGCAGCAGCTACTACTGGCGCTGCCGAGCGAGTCCTGACTGGTGGTTACTACGAGGTTTCCGAGGTCAAGCGCTAGCCCTGAACCCATGGCGTTCGGGTTCAGGGTGGCAAAGGTGCGGGAAGTCATCCGAAGCTGTATGTCCAGATGACGCTTTCTTGGGTTGCACCAAATGAAGCTGGGAATTCCATGTTGATGATGAACACGGTACGTCCCGGCAGAGTTGTAAGACCAGCGCAGTTAACGTCGTTGACGCCAGTCGAATCGGCGGGTGGGCTTTGGATGTTCGCCATGCGCTACTCCCAGATGAAAGCAATACCTGAGGCGGTCAGATTGCTGGCCTGCTGCATAGAAAGGCCGAGCGATACAAAGGTGTGATCTGTGATGCTCCCGGACTCACCGGCAAAAGACGTTCCAACCGGGTACTCAGCAGCAATGACGGAGACAACCCCGACAATTGGGCGAGCGAGAGGGTATGCCGCGAAGTGGCGGAAGTACTGCGCATTACCGCCGACCACGGATGAGGTGATCCCGTATGGGATGAGGCATGTTCCATTTGCTGATCCGGGGGCGACATTCCCTGAGAAGATTGTACCGGTGCTGAGATTGACAGACTGTGCAAACTGTCCAGTGCTAGTAAGGCTGGTGTACTGCACGAAACCGTCATTGTTGTAGATGCCGGCATCCGTCACAGAACGATAGACGCCGAAATAACCACCGCTCTGCGTTCCAACTCCGCGTGACAGTGTTTTCCACCCAAGGGAGACGGCTCCGGCAACAACGCATAGATAACTGGTGTAGTTCGTCACTGCGGATACGGGGGCCGTGCCAACTGCCCATGTGCTCCGCGCAGTGATAATGCCAGTGAGAGTCCCCGCTCCATTGGTGCCTGTGCCAACGGTCAGCCACCCCATTGGAATGTTAGCACTCGTACCCGTGCCCGGCTCGATCTTGAAATACAGGATCGTATGGCCGTCATCGAACTTGAATATCCAATAGCCGGCTGCGGTGTTGATGGCCGGACGCGCAGCGCCGGCACCAAGCTGTCCGGTATCGGCAGTTTGTACGAACAGGGCCGCGTTGATCGCTATTAGCTGAGCCAGAAGCTCGCCATACCACGCTTGAAACCCTGCGTTACCACTGTGATCGAGTGGAGTTGACCAGACTGCTGTACTCATCCGACTCTCTTGCCTATGAGATTGAATAAAAGGAACGTCACTACATCGTTGCTGCGGATGTAGATCTGGAAGAAGTTGCGTTTGGCCAGGTCAGTTCCGGCCCACCCGGAAGTGGTTCCGGTGTTCGTGGCACCACCGGTTGTCTCTGGGTAATTTCCGCCAACGATGGAATCGCCAGCATCTGGCTCGGAGGTTCCGAACAAGCTGTAGCGCACGTCTATCTCTATCGATCCCGGAGGCGACGCGTACATATCCCAATCGGACAGGTCGCCGTAGGAAGCCGGCAACGAAACCGTGCGAGACGTTCCTGAGAGAAGAAGCGGCCCGTTGGGTCGGCCGACCATCAGACTCACGCCGCCGGAGTTCTGCGCGTTTAGATCAAGATCGCCGTTGCTATCTATCCCGACCCCAATAGAGTCGTCCGTCGAAACTACGGTTACGCCGCCTCCGCCACCAACAGCGATAAGGTCAATCTCGCCGCCAGACGATGGCGTTATGGTTATCGACCCATCGGAGGAGATGAGATTAATGTTCCCGAACTGGCCCGGCGACGGCGTGGTCCCATTGATCCCCGCCATCGCTAAGATTTGCTTGAACGAAAGCTCAACAGCCACTGTTGCGCCTAGAGCATCCCGGACTATCCCTGTGATCGTCTGGTCAAAACCTATCTGCGAACCATCCGGTGTTCCAGAAAACGTCTTCGCGTTGTAGTCGAACGTCAGCCACGGATAATCCGTCAGGTTGTCCCATCTATATCGGTATGGGATGGCGCCGCCAGTCGGAAATAGCGTTGGGCGCAGTCCTTCTACAGGAACCCCCGCATACAACCGATAGTTGTCCTCAACCGCGAAGGACAGCAGGGGTGTATAGACGAGGATACTTATACGTATATCGAGCGAGTCCGTCCCGGTGTCGACATTGATCGTGGCGTAGCTGATGCCTATCGCTACGAATGTCGGCGTACCTGAGATCAGGCCGGCCGAGTTGATCGTCAGGCCGTCAGGAAGGTTTCCGCTGGCAAGCGTGTAGCCGGAAGTGACGGTAGAGCCAGCGCCGTCCCGCACAATCATCTGGTACGAGTACGGGAGGATGTTTTCTCCCGGTGTCGGTGTGACGGCGACAGGGAAAAGGTTCGGGACTATCTCGATTGCGAACCGTTGCGGGTACGTGGCCGATGCGGCGTCACTGACTCGCGCAACAAACTGGTAGTGGCCGGCAACGGATGGCGTCCCGGAGATAATGCCGGTCAGCGCATCCAGAGATAGCCCTGTTGGAAGCACGCCAGCACCAGACACCAACGAATAGGCGTAGGGTGGCGTTCCTCCCCTGCCGACAAGCGCCAAGCCGCTTACAGGAATGCCGTTGACGAATGGCCCTCTGCCGACAAGATCCAGCAGCAGTGGGTTATCGCCTCCCGGTGTCGCAATCTTGATTGCGAGAGTGCGGCGGAAGTTAGGCACGCGTACGAGCTCTCGAGCTGCGTGGTAGTGATGCAGCGGTTACGTCGCGGAAGCCACGCGCCATTTCCTGGCCGACTTGGTGCGGCACCATGTGGCCGCTATGCCCGCGCCGTATCGGAGCACTTTCATCCGTTCCACCCGGTAGATCATGTGTGGAGTGACCGCGCGGCGTTCCACCAACTGCCGTAACTACATCGTCGAAACCCTGTTGCAGTGCCTCGACAATGGTGCGCGTGTTCTCGTCGTTGTCATCCAGCAAAGCCTGCTGCGCATCGATGTAGCTATCGGTTTGCTCGTCGGTCATCTGCAAGCCGGCTTCGAAGTCGGCGATGTTGATGCCCATCTGCTCCAAGACTTCGCGCCAGTCCTCGCCCTTGGCTGAAGCGATTTCTGCGATCTGCTTGGCTAGCGTCTGGTACTGCGCAAGCTGTGCCGCGGCTTCTAGGGTCTGCTGTTCCTTCAAGAGATCCGAGAGGCGCTGGCGTTCGGCAGCCGTCAGACCACCACCAGACGCGCTGGAGCCGGTAGGCCCACCGCCCCCCACGCTCGCCGTACCGCGGCGCCCCATAGACGTGACCATGGAGAACAGATCGTTGTAGGCCTGCGAGGATGCGTACAGGCGCCGTCCGATCTGCAACACCTGTTCCTGACTTACGGTGCCAGCCCTCAAGCCCTCCAGCGCCTTCTGGAGCTTCGTCTGGTCGTTGAGCGGGGAGAGATCGCCGAGCAGTAGGTTGATGGCGTCGCTGGCCTGCTGAGCCGCGCTCTGCATGGCGTTGCCGAAGCCTTGGACCGAACTCGCTCCGGTATTGGCCTTACCCTGCAACCGCGCGATCTCGGAATTGACCTGATCCAGGCTCCCGATCGTGGTCAGGCCAAGACTGAAGGCGAGACCTTGCGCGCTCTGCTCGAGCGCCATCAATGCCTGAGCGGCTTGCTCGGCGGCATAGCGATGGATGTTGGCGAGATCCTTCTCGCTCGCTCCCGCGGCTCCCGCTGCTATCGCCAGCTCGTTTGCCTGCTTGATGTTCGCGAGCCACGATGTCTTGATGCCCGACATCGCAGCTTCGAACTCGTTTACAAATTGAGTCTGCGGCTTGAACTGCGAAACGAACTGGTCGTATTGCGCCTGCGCCTGAATCAGGCGTTGGATGGCATCTCCGATCAGCTCGCCGCCGTGCGCCATACCCTCTGCTAGCGTGACAACGGCCGAGAGCGTCTGCTCACCAGTGACGGCAAGGAACTGGCCACCATTCGCCAGCATGTCCTGAGCCTGCGAGAGGCCCGCGGCAATGCTGTTGAGTTCTTCGACGCTATCCAGGTACTGGTCTATCGTTCCCTTGAGCTTGTCGTCAAACTGGGAAAGTACTTCAAGCTGGTTAGCGGATACGTAGGCTTGCGAGAATCCTTGCTCATCGAGTCCGGTGTATTCATGCCCCGCAATGATGGAGTTGGTTTCGCCAGTGAGCTTGCCGTCCTTATCGAACTTCTGTTCGAACGAGGCGCTGAGAAGAGCTCCGGCGTCTACGCCGTAATGCTCGGCGTACTCCGTCATGGTCTTCGTCATGCCGTCGAAGTACTTCTTCGCAGCTTCAGCCTGCTCCGCTGTTTGCGGTATATCCTCCCAAGTCCATTTCGCTCCGCCGAATAAGGCTTTCTGCCCCTTGAGGCTAATGCCAGTGCTGTAGTTGGCGCCTTCCGCACCGATGTTGAGTGCGGTGCTGCCTCCCTTCATCTCTCCCTTGGTGCCGAACAGCTTGCCGCCGCTGAACATGTCGACCAGCATCAGGGCAATCGCAATCCAGCCAACGACAGGGATAGCGGCCATGCCGGCCATCATCCCCATGCCTGCCGCATAGGTGCCGTATCCGTACGCAGCGGCTCCAGCGGCTCCCGCTACGCCTCCGTCACTCTGCTGGTAACGGTTGTACCCGGCGTAGACACCGCCCGCTATGCCGAGGCCTTGACCAAGAGCGGAGCCGTAGCCGCCATACGAACCAGCGGTGCCAGTGCCGACACCACTCGGGCCACCCATGTTCATGGTGCCCGTGTAGCCGGATACGCCCGATGATCCATTCCACATCGTGTTGAAACCGGACTTGAATCCGTCCCACATCGATGTGCCGGTTTGATAGGCGGAACCCACCTGGCCAATGGCTCCGTTGCCTCCGGAACCTCCGGTGTAGGAGCCGATGAGGCCGCCAATTCCACCGCCGCCACCACCGCCACCCGTGTAAGCAGAGACGCCTGCGCTGACGAGAGAACCCCAGCCACCTCCCCCGCCACCGCCGCCCATCATCGACTGCATCGGGCCGATGATCTTCAACTGCATGTACTGCGAGATGATCTGCGCGACCATCTGCTTGGCGATCTGTACTAGCTGGCTGCCGAAGTCTTTCCAACCCTTGATCTGGCCGGTGAAGAGTTGGCCGAATAGGTCGGAGATGGACTTGGCGCCGTTCTCCCAGATCGACTGCCATTCGCGGGCGGCTTCCTGCGAGGCCTTTGCAGCTTCGGACATGTCGTAGAAGCCTGCTGCTGCGGCCTCTGCACCTGACGTGACTTCGGCAAGCGTGTTTGGCATCTTGTTGCCGGCGTCTGCTAGCTTCTGCCATTCAGCGGCCGCCTCTCTCGATGCTTCGGCCATCTCCCTTTGGCGATCCGTCATCCCGATCAAAGATGCTTGGTCGGCATACTTCCGCTGTAGGCGACCGAGCACGTCCGCTTGGTCATTGATCTTGTCGATGCTGTCATCCAGCACCTTGTTCGCACCGGCCGTGGCCTGCGCTACCACCTTTTGCGCGATCGCGAAGCCTTCCGCTGCCTTCCCGCCCTTCGTGTAAGCGGTGATGATGTCCTGACCGATCTTGTTGGCCTGAATGATCGTGGAGACGTAATCCTGATACGCCTTATCGACTGGGCTGATCTGGCCCTGAAGCTTGCTGAGGAACTGCGCCGCCTTATTGAGCGACGAATTCATATCCTCTTGGGCTTTGGTTGCTGCGCCAGTGGCCTCGGCATTGGCGACCAGCGGAGCATTGAGCATGCCGACAGACTTCGCCGTCGTCTCAGCGCCACTGCCTACGTTCGCGAATGTGCCGAAGAGAGCGTCATAGGCCCCGATAGCAGCGGCGACAGAATCAGTGGCTTGCGTCTTTACCGCGGAGCCAATCGCCTGGAACTTGCCGGCGACTTCGCTACCGATCTGGGCTATGGCTGCGCCGAATCCTGCCGCAGCTGCTTGGACGCGAGCACCGTCGAGAGTGAGTGCGCCGAGGATCGTTTCCTTTACCGTCGATCCCCACGCCATGATGAACTCGGCGGAGGCTTTGAACGACGTGACTATGGCATCGTAGAAGGCGCCCATGATGGCGGCGCCGGTCTTGATGGTTTCGCTGACAATGGTGAGGCCAAGCACGATGCTCTTGATGGCATCTGCGACAACGGTTGCCGTCGTTCCGAACCCTTCGTTGGTCTGTCCAGCGGTGACCATCGCTCCGGTGTAGTTGTTCAGAGCCGGGAGCAACTGAGCCGTGACCGCTGCCGCAAATCCTTGCGCTTCCAGCTTGAGTTTCGTCAGGTTGTCGTTGAACTCTTCCGAAGCCTTGGCAACATCGCCCGTGATGACCTGGCCGTATTTCTCGGCTTCCTCGCGAACCGCAGCGAAGCCCTGAGACCCCAGCTGATTCAACAGCGGGATAAGGTCAGCGCCTGATTTACCCAAGAACTCTTGGGCTAGGGCAGTCTTTGCCGCGCTGTCACGATACCCAGCGAATTTTCCGGACAGCAACTCCAGCAACTGATCCATGTGCTGGACGTAGTAGGCGGCATCCTTGGACGACAGCCCAATTGCTTGGAACGCTGCTACTTGCGCCTTGCTTCCAGAGGCAGCTTCGGCTGTGTTCCGGGCGAGCTTGGCAATGCCACCTTGGAGGGATTCAATCGCTACATCTGAAAGCTGCGCTTGGACTCTCAGTGCCGAAAGTGTCTCCGTGGAGACGCCAATCTTCTGCGACATCTTGCCGATTTCGTCGGCGGTGTTGATGGCCTGTTTCGAGAGCGCGACGAACGCTCCGATACTGAACGCAGAAACGAGACCGGCGGCAAACTGCTCAACGGTCGATTTCATACCACCGATAGCGCCCTCGAACGAGCGGCGCATCTGGTCAGCACTGCGCTGAGCTATTGCATTCGCACGGCCGAGATCGCCTTGGAGATTCGCAACGTCAGCAGACAGGCGAATTACAAGGCTCGACAGATCTGCCATTACCAGTTCCCTCTCGCCAGCAACTCTTCGATATCCATGTCGTCGGCTTCGTCTTCCTGGTTATCGGGATGGAACGGCATGAACTTTGTTATCGCGAACGCAGCAGCGCCTTCCTTGCGATGCGTGTTCATGTAGAGCGCAGCGAGTTGTGCCATCGGGAATTGATGGTTGGCTTCGTCGTCAATGGGATTGCGGGCGCAGTAGGCGTGCAGCTCGCGGACTTCGCGGGCTGAGTAACGCCTTTTGAGAACGCGCGGTGGGACGCCAGTCCTTACGGATAGCGCCCACCAGATGCGTTCGCTGCCCGCTACGCGTTTTTTGCTTCGTTTCCGCCTTCGGTGTTGAGACCGTTGAAGGTCAGCACCGCCTGTTCGAGCTGCTTGGAAAGGGCCACGCGGAAGCCAGAGGCTTCGTCGAACGTGATTTCGCGGCCGTCTCCGCGCTTGACGCATGCGGCGATGATTCGCGCCTGCGCGTCACGTTGGGCCTGCGCCTTCTTGGCTGCGTCCTGATGATTCAGTGGGGCCAGCAACTGATTCATTGCGGCCGAGGAAACGTCGTGGATGAGATAGGTGGCGGTCTTGCCACGCACGGTGATTTCCACCGCTTCCTCTTCCGGAGTTTCGAAGTCGTCGAGCTTGGTTTTGTCGTTCATGCTGGGAGTCCTGCCGTTAGGGAGATGCAGTCGACGCTACGCACGCGCCACGGCAAGGGGACGCGCTTAGAACGCGTACCGCCGACTGCAAGGGGTGAGAGCCGTTACCAGTTGTGACGAGTGCGCGGGCCGCTGCGCTGGACCTGCATCGTCGACTTGACGAGGGAGTTGATGGCGAAGTCGAGCGGAAGATCCGCAACGTAGCCTTCGAACGAGATGTACTTGCGGCCGCCGGGATAGGTGATGCTTCCCGCCGTGTCCACAACCGGAGGTGCGGTCGAGTCGCGAAATCCGATGACCCACGTAACGGTGTCGCCGGTTTCGAACAGATCCCAGAGTTCCAGATGCGAAATCTTTGCGGGATCGAAGTTGAGGTTGACGGTGACCTGACCGGGATTCGCCATGCCGGCCAGATATTCCATTTCCTCGGAGTCGAGGCAGCTGTCGTCCAGCTGTGCTCGGGAACCGCCGAGTCCGGTAAGTCCAGTCGGGCAACCGACCTTAATCATTGAGTAGCCGGCACTGTCCTGCAGTCGCAGGAACAATTCCGTACCTTGGGTGCGAGTACCGATAACACGTTCTCCTTACATCGATGTAATGGGCAAATTGCCCAGAACGATCGCTTGCCCGATCGGACTCTCGACGGAGCGCTCCGCCGAATTTCGCCCAACAAAAAGGCCCGCACATGGCGGGCCTCTCTGCTGATGAATTGGTGCCGCTATCGCTGCGGCTGCGCCGGATTTGCTAGCTACCGAATCGCTCGCTTACCGGAGGATGGGATACCGCGGTTACCCATCCCATCGCGCAGCGTCGCCCATCGTTGCCGGACGGCGTGCGGTCATCTTGGATTCCAAACCTCGAGGTCGAAGGACCATCTATGCAAACCGGTCTCAGCCTCGTATGCGTACCAAGGACCAAACACGATGTGTCCTATACCTTCCGCGGCATTGACGCCTGCAATCATCATCTGCCGGCACTGAGATTGATTCGCGCTGTAGAAGTCGATCTGTACGCGCTGGTCATCATCTTCCGGGCTTCCATGAAGTTGGTTCTCAGGAACCGCCGTGGAGATGAACCAAATCACGTAGGGACGCGTCTGATCCTGCGGCGCGATGCCTTGCGAGATACGATCGCCGACGATGGTAACCAGCGCCGTAGAGCCCTCTAGCGCCGGCTGGACCGGAGGAATGATCACCGCTTCAGCCTTGCAACCGATCGATCAATCGCCGCCGCGAGTTCCGACTTGATGATTTCCGGCAGCGTGCCCTTGTTCTCATCGAAGGCGGGGCGAAGGAACGGATACGGATTCATTCGGGATGTTCCGAACTCGAGGAAGCGCGCATAGAAGAGTGGGCCGTAGTAGTTGTATTCCAAGCCGATCCGACCCTGCCGAACGTTCGAAGAGTTGGACTTGTAGGCCTTCGCCTTTGCGCGAACCGTCACCTTTACCGAGAGCTGTCCATTGGGCGGCTTGCGATCGTTGGTGACGATAATGTTCTCTGCGAGCGTTCCTGTCTTGCGACGAACGCGAGCGATGGCTGATTGCTGCACCACCTTTCCAGCCTTGCGCAGTGCCGCGCGGACAGGACTCAGCGCAGCCTTTGCGCCATATTCCTCGCCAAGCGCGCGCAGCTTTGCTTCCAGTTCCTTCAGGCCTAGGACTTGGACGGTTTCCATCAGTACACAGCCTGCGATGCCGCATGTTCCTTGCGCCACAGTTCCGATCCCGGCGCATCCTTGTAGCGTTCAAACGCCGGGATGCCTGCCGTCCAGTGCATCAGCTTCGCGCCATAGACAGAATGGCCTTCATCGACCATGCGGTTCCACTCATCCGGAAGCTCGCCTATTTCTTCATCCTTGCAGTGCGTCAGGCGCAACGCATCGACGGTTGCCGTCTCTGCCAGATTCATACTGCGCCATGACTCATGACCGCAATTTACGATCATCAGCGATGCCCAGTTCTTCCTCTCGTAGTTCAGGTTCGGGCACTCCATCGAAGTGCCCTTGTATTTGATCTTGTGCGCGGTCTTGTACTTCGGATGCTTGACCACTTGGACGGCGTACTGCGGATCGAAAAGCCCATCAAGTTCCGCAACGTCAGACAGCATCAGCATGTCGCAGGCGTCGGCGAAAATCGCGTGACCTTGGTAGCCCATAAGGCTTGGCACAAGGAACCGTGACAGCGTGAAGGTGTTGGACCCTTCCGGCATTCCCATTGCCGAGAGCGGAACGATGGATACCGGCTCACTCGCGCGCTGGATGACGCTATGCGTGAACACGTGGAAGCCAACGCCCTCGCGCTGGTCGTACCCGCAAAACAGGTTGATCATCTCCAGACAACCGCGAGCCGCGTCATGCCGCCGTGATTGCACAGGTCTGCGACAGGGAGAATGTCCACCCTAGCGCCTGCTGCGATCAATTCATCCACCACGGCATTCGCCCCATATTCTGAAAGGTCAGGAACCCTGCCGTCGTGGCCAGCGCTATAAAAGTCATCGAAAACTATGCAGTCCGCATCCACTGAGCGGTAGTCACTGCGGATCGCCTCGACGCGGTGATCGCCGTCTATGAATGCGAAGTCAGCCGCAACGTGGCGACCGTGCAACGTCTCGCGCGTATCACCGATGACAAGTTCATAGGTGAACCCAGTCGGCATCGCGTCCAGTACCTTCCTCGCCTCGCGTTCCGTTGGCGTTCCCTTGCCATTGAGCGCTTGCGCCTGGAACTCTTCGCCCATGGTGTCGAACACGTCATAGCCGATGTAATGGACTTCCGGCGAACACTTCAGCGCCTCTCGGCATAGCTTGCTGGCACGAAGCGCCCGATGAACTCCGACTTCGACAATGGTCCGCGGCTTCACCTGTGTGATCAGTACAAGCATTTGGTCGTAGCGCTTAGCCAAGCCAGTACCCCTCGGTACGCGGACGCATCAAATCCGATTTGTGAGAACGTCCGGCAGACTTCCGCTTGCCCTTCAGGTGGTCAAGGCATGCACCAAGCGGACCATTTACCAGCGGGTGTCCAGTGGCCTCCGCATCGCCAGAGAGCGATACCGAACGAATGCCTGTCTCTTCCCTCACGCTGTCGATCGCCATGCAGTCGTGCCATTCCGGAAGATTGAATAGGCGATCGGTTCGGTACAGACGGACCACTTCCGCTACGAGCTCGGCCCCCTTGGGATTCCTGCGAATCATCATGAAGCCGGTTTCTGAATACTTCTTGGCGCGGCGCAGATAGCCGAAGTCGGCGTCACCGAGCAAGCCCGACAACCATGCCGCCGTCACGGGCGAATGCGTCACGCAATCGGCATCGATCCAGATCAGCACATCGCCATGCCCAACCCGGAACGCGAGTTGGATGGCAGCGACCTTATGCGCGAACCGGATGGCGTCGAACCGATAGTTATACGTCGGCAGATGGGAATGCCTGAGCTTGAACTCCGGCAGCCAGTCCGACGCATCCTCTAGCGCCTGATCGTTGTACGTTCGAAGTTGGGTTGAGCCCCAGTGCTTGCGGAAAGTCTCCACGCATCGGTGCGCGTATTCGTTCCAATGCCTATCGGCGTATGTCGTCACGGCGTCGAAGGTCAGCACAGCAATCCCCTTTCCTTCATGTGCGCCCAAGCCTGTCCAGACCGCATCTCGTCCAGCGTCCATTGCAACCACGCGACATCGGCCAGGAACTGTTCCCGGCCTTCCAGTAATGGCGGGTCCGCGATCTGATCCATCGGCACGCTGAAGGCTGCCGCGGCGCCAGTAGCGCAATGGACCGGGACACCAGCCGTCAATGCGTCAATGGCTGAGTTCGAATGGTGCGTTACCCATGCCCACGCCGATTTCAGCGCCTCCGCAAGCGGGCGATCGTCGTAACCGAATCCTTCCATCAGCCGCGCGTTCTTGTCCTTCGGCTTGGGCCGGTACACAACCCGCTTGCCGCAGTCCTGCAAGGCCTCGGCTACCCTTCGCTCCCAGCCCATGTAACTGAACCCGTGCTCGGCGCAGGACTTCGCTGTTGAGCCGGCAATGACAATCTCATCCCCGCTCGAGCGCCACGGCTTGACCGAGACACCGAAGCCGCTGAGCCTGGAATCCGATAGCCCTGCCTTGACGTAGCGATCAGGACTCCAGCCGTTGATGCTGAATCGGTAGTGCGACTCCCGGTGCCAGTACCCAAGATCCGCATAGATGAATCGCGGATACCGTTCCAGCGTCAGATGCCGCTTCCACCCGTAGGCTACGGCGCAATCGACGCCCGGCGACATCGGCGCAGTGATCTCGCGAATGATCGGCACGTCACCGCATGCCGCTATCCCCTTAGCCATTGCCTCAGCAATGTCTCGGTATCGGTGCAGGCGATGATGGGTAAGGCAGGCGACCTTCATTGCGCGAAGCCGTCCAGCAAACGGCTGAACGCTTCGCCTGATCGAATTTCGCTAAGGCTCGACTGCCCCCACGCCAATTCCCTGAACATGCGCAACCGATCCTCGTCCGTGTTTTTTTGAGTGCCGATCCAATGCGGCATGTGCGATTCAACAGGGATGCCCCACAGCAGCGCCTTGATGGCCGCGCCGCTTCCCCACGTCACAACCTTCCCGGCGTTTGCAAGATCGTCTTGCAGCGGCTTTGGCTTCGATCTGGCCGGATGCGGCCGGATCCTCCCGGCTTGGTGCGCCGGCCAGTTCCTTGGCATCCCGTTTGCCCCGATCCCTCTTGATGGCAGCACAACGGTTTCGCCGCTCGTCCGCCACGGCTCCAATTCGACGCCCAGAGAATCCCAGCGTTCCGGACCGCCCACAGGAAACATCCCGGCGGTGTTGTGGTAGTTCCGGGCCAGCGTGTACCAGTTCTGGCCGGCGAGCTCGTTACCCCAGCTCGCGTTCTCCGTCACGATGACCGGAAGGCCGCGCCTTTCGAACTCCTGCGCCGCCATCTGGCCTGACCCGATTCGGTTCCATGTACAAAGCACGTCGCCGCGCTTCGGCTGCGTCGTGCAGCCCTCGCACACCGAATAGCCAAGCCGCGTCAGGCCTTCTATGAATACCGCCCTGCGCTCAGGTACGGTGTACCGAAGATTCAGCCATGCGCGCATTCTGCCAACGCTTCGTCCAGTGACATTTTAGGAAAGCACTCCAGCGCGGAATCCGGAGTGCAGTTGATCACTTCGGCGCGAGGCGGCGTCTTCCCGACCCTCGCGAACTGGACTTGGAAATGCTTGAACCGGTGCGGCGGTGTATTCCGCAACGGCTCCGGATGCGGCCCGAAGTAGTGCGTGCCTTGCATGTCGAAGCCGAGCAACAGAATCCGGGTGGCGCCCAGCATCTTCGCGACATGGATAGCGAGAACCCCGGAACTGCTGCCCGTCGAGATATCGCCGGCATTCGTTACCTGATCGACGCCAGTTATCCGGTTCGTCGAGAACTTGCGTCCCTTGAAATCGTGCGCGTCCTTGTGGTGCCGCCACCATCCTGCATCCTGCGCCACCAAGGCCATCGCGTCAGGACGAAGGCGGAAGGCATCGTTGACAACGATCGTCGGAATATCGCGCACGCTGTCGGCTACGGCCTGAGACATGCTCGGGCCAGTGGCGAGGATCGCGACGATCATGTGATGACGCCAGCACTCACCGGCAGAGTCAGATATTCGAGGCCGGACACCGGATCCGAAAGCATGCCTTCGATATTGAACACCGTGCTGCCGTGCAGAATCCGCATGGACGCCTTCAAGCCCGGCCTATGCCGAATCGTGATACGTGCCGACACTTTGGACTGAACCTGCTGCGCTGCGATGAACTCGCGCGCGGACAGTGGTTCGATTGACGCCCATACCGTGGCGAAGTGCGCCCAGTAGGTATCGTTCTCTCCGAAGCTGTTCTTGGTGGTGACCTGTTCCTCTATCACCACGCGATGGCGGAGTTTCCCGGCCGCGATTGCCACTAGGCCACCGTCGACTTCCGAAGCGCCGCAAGCAAAGCCGTAGCCCCATTGCAAAGCGTGTAGCCATATCCCGCGTCGGCAGGAACAGAGTTCGTCCCATCGCCCTCGCGGAATCGGAATTGCGAGGCGAGCTCCACCAGTACCGCTGCTCGGACAACCGGCTTGACCGTGAAGGCGCCGCTCGAGTCCTCGATGGGGATGGGTTCGCCGGAACTGTCCTCGATTACGTTGCCGTCCGCGTCCGTTTCCAACACGTAGAGGCGCCACTCGTCTTTCAGCCAGCGCGCAACGGACTCCGAAATCGCAGGAATGAAGATCGACAACCACGGGTCATCCGCGCCGCCGTTGCTATCGATCTCGTCAAGGCGAAGCTGCGCGCGAGCGTCGGCTTGGGTGACGAGCTCAAGCATTGCCGTTCACCAACTTCACGGGCTCGTCTGGCTTGAATGCCTTTCCAGGCTCGCCACGTTCGCCGTCACGGCCCTTGCGCGCGCCTATGCGCCAATCCGGGCTCTCGCGGCACGGCTTCGCATCGGTATCCCGCTTCGCAATCCACCAGCTACCGTCGTTTGTCCAGCCGTCTCCAGCCTTCGCCTTGGTGCCTTCGCGCCAGTAGCCGCGATCTATGACAGTCGGGACGATGAAAGTCTTCGTGCGCTCGACTTCGCCGCGCTTCCATCGGAATGTGAAGCTGCGCTCGCCGTCGAAGTCGATATCTAGGTCGTCGAATCCGAGACCGTCGATTCCGTTTTCGCCGTTGCCGCCATCCTTACCGACGACGACGCCCAACTTGATCGGATCGCCCTTGGTTGTCGTGACGATCAGACAGCCTTCGCGGTCGATCATTGCGCCGGCTAGGCCGCAGCCGTCTGCTCCAGAATCACCCTTCTCGCCACGTTCGCCAGCAATGCCTTGATCGCCGTCGTTGCCGTCCTGGCCGTGCTGCACAGGGTTGTTCTCGAAATGCTTCTGCACCGCTTCGGCGACATGCATATCCACCAGCGTCTTGATTTCCGTGCAGGTCAGCAGTTCGTAGACCACCTCCTTTACATCGATCGGATCGGCGTCGCGTCCGGCCGTACCTGCTTCTCCCTTCTCGCCTTGCAGTCCCGTCGCTCCGGCATCGCCTTTCTCGCCGGCAACGCCAATTGGGCCGACGTCACCCGGCGTTCCCTGCGGACCAGCATCGCCCTTCTCGCCGCGCTCAGGCTGGCGCGCCTCCAATTCAGCAATGCGCTTCACCAGCGGGTCCGTCACTTCGCGGATAAGGTCACCCACTGACCGGCCAAACTCGACGGGATCAAACTCGGTCATTGCAGTACCCTTGTTCGCATGGCGTCGGCAGCCTTTCGTGAGTTCACGTAGCTCAATAGCCGTTTGTTTTCGTCTGCCGTAGCTGCAATTGCGGGATCAGGTTCCGGAGCTGGCGCAGGCAGCGCTGGCTGCATATTCGGATCCCAATCGGCGCGATCGGCCAGCATGCCCAACGGGTAATCCTGATTCTGGCCCCACAGCGTATCGCCGCCGCCAGTCGGCGCGAGGTTGAACCGCAAACGCGCTTCGTCCGGCGTCTTGATCTTGCCGCTTACGAGCGCGGTTTCTACCTCTGCCTGCTTGCCAACGTCCATGCGCAAAAGCGGCTCTGTGTCCATCCAGATACCCAGCTTCGAAGGAATCGAAAGCCCCTCGTCCAGCAGGTTTTCCATGGACTCGATCGGCCCGCTCAGCGCGTCGTCGTAGTACAGGAGGTTGATGGCATCCACACCAAGCCCGGCCGGAATCGAACCGATACCGATCTTGAACGGAGGAATCCCGAAGGGCTGGCAAATCTGCTCGTCGCTGTAGCGCATCTGCTCGACGAGCTGAGAGTCGGCAGACTTCATCGCGAACGGCGTGAACTTCATATCGGCGCCGATCACAGCGATCTTGCCGGTATTGGCGCCACCGTAATTCTTATTCCAGTAGGCCTTGATGGCTTCGGCGTCTGGATCCGACATGCCTGCAGGCGCGGTCAGGATGCCGCCAGGCTGCGAGTTGTTCGCGAAGAAATCGGCAGCACTCTTGAGGATCTTGAGATTCTTGATCGCCGGCCAGTGCGCTGCGCACAGCGGCGGCACGCCGATAAGCTGATGGTGGAAACAGTTCAGGCGATCGTGAATGATTTCGCGGGCAGGAATGATCAGCTGCTCGGCTGGGTAGTTCGCCGGCAACAGGTTCTCGGCGGTCGAATAGTTGAGCTGATAGAACACGTCGCCGCTGTCCGACACCAGCGGAAGAACGCTGCAAGGATCCAGCACGTACAGGCGCGTTACGACATTGCGATCGTCGCGCCCCTTGAGGATGTAGGCATTGCCATGGATCATCCGCGACAGCGCCCAAGCCTCGCGGAACTGTTGCGCAGTCTGGTAGTGATTGGGCTTCTTGAGGACCGGCGAGTACGAAGGATTCTGGACTACCTTCTCCGTCCCGTTGTCCTGCATCGCCTTCAAGAGGAACGGCAGCTTGCCGATGTCCTGAGAGATGCGATTAAGGCAGGCGTATAGCGTCGGGTAGCACAGCAACGTGCTCCGCTTTTCCTCAACGTTCATTTGCCACGCGCCGGAAAACGGTTCCAATATCCGCCGCCATCCGTCGCGCCAGCCGGAGACGGCATGCAGAGCTTTCTCCACTCGCCGTATCTCCAACCCGAATAGTTTCATTTACTCGGCAGCCGGTGCGCGGCCGGGACGCTTGCGCGGCGTGCCGTCTGCCTTGAAACCGTAGGGAGCTTCCTCGTCCGCAACCACGGGCGCGGGAGTTGACACCACGGCAACAGGCTCGGCCTGCATCATTCGTGTCTGGTAAACAGGAGCGCTCGGATGCACGGCCTGAAGCGTTCCAATCTTGATGAAGACCTTCGCCATCTTGTCCGGCAATTCGAATTCATCGCCCGGCGCGTACTTGCCGAACTTCTTTTTGGTCGGTGTGACTTTCATGCAGCACCTCAAAAGAGAGGCGGCCCGAAGGCCGCCACTCAAGTTGGATTGCAATTGAATCAGCAGGCGGACGGGAATCCGTCGATCCACTGGATGGCGCCGCTCCGGCGGAAACCCCACCAGATGAAACGTTCAGCACGAAGTGCAATGCTGTTCGTTTGGAACATGTTGACGAACGGCGAACCGTTTGACGTGACGGTAGCCGAGCTCGAGCCAACCGGCACATCCGACATTTCAATGGTCGCTTCGGTCGAAGCGTCGAGAGTCACAGTGCCGTCGTCGGCCAGATAGACTTCCGACTCGTCGACAAGGATGAACGGTGAGCCGCCAGAACCGCCGTTGTTCGCGAGATACTGCGAAACACGTACCGGAATACCGTCCAAGGTGCCGCCCTGCGCGGTCATGCCGGGGAACGCGACATTGCCCAACGCGTCGCGCATGAAGGCGAGGAAGCGAGCAACGGCAGGCGTGGTGTAGTACGCCGGGCGAGCGCCCATGAAGGTTGCATCCCACGGAGCCCACAGCCGCATCAGCGCACAGCGGATGTCGTCCGGATCCGTACCGGTCGGGCCGGTCACCGGGACAACGCCGTTCAACAGGCCGGCTGGATTGACGTTGGCAACCGCCGCAACGTCCGGATCGAACAGATCCGAGTCGATGCGCTCGATCACCGTATCGCCCAACTGGTCACGTACCAGCGCTTCCGCAGAAGGGTCAGAGAACCGGGCCAATTCCTGCGTGATAACCGTGATACCTGCCACTTTGGTGAACGCAGTGGTGACGGCGTCGTAGTCGAACTTGGTTACCGGCTTGGATTTACCCTGCCCGACCCAACGGGAGCTGCCGCCCGAGGTCTGGCGCGGGATGCGGACGTTGAACGGAATCGGTCTGAAATTTGCCTGACCGATCAGGGTACGCGGACGAAGCCACTCGATGAAATCCAGAGAGGTCGTGTTCGCGTAAACCAGAGGAGCCGCCCAAGTGGAATCCGTGGTCGTACCGGCCGGAATCGTGGTCTTCAACTGCATGATTTCGGACAGGTTGGCACCGTTGGCCTGCGCCTTGAGCAGCTTCACCACGTTTTCAGTCTGCGGGTAATACTTTTCCGCGAACTGTGCGGCCTTGCCGTAATCGCCCTTTGCCCGAATCAAGCAGATGGCATGGCGTGCCATTGCGATGCCGGGCGCCAGCTTCTCGGTCGTCTTGATCTGAACGGTCTGCACGCCATCGGCGCGGATGACAGCGTTCTCCGATGCCTTGGCGACTTCGGACACGCCCTGCGCGTTTGCCGCCTGGATACGCTCCATCTTGCGCAGGCGCACAAGATCCGCATCCAGAGCCTTGATTTCCGTTTCGAGGGTGTCGAATTCCTCCGACTCCGCAGTGTCCGTCGAACGGTTCTCGTCCAACGATTTCTGCATGACTTCGTTCATACGAGCCGACTTGGCCTCGCGCGTCGCTTCGAGAGCGACGATCTGTTCACCAAACGTCTTCATTTACTTTCCTGTGAGCAATAGCAGCCCTACGGTCTCCCGCAACAAAGGGGAAACGGATGCCTGCTTAAGCGGGAGTGATGAGTCGGACTGCGCCGCCGGGAAGTGCTTCCGCGGCGGTTTTCTTCGGTTGAAGCAGGCGCACGGCACCGGTCCTATTCGGACGGGTGTCCATCGCCTTGATGGTTTGAATCGTGGCGGATGCGTTCGCCGGGACCGTGACCAAAGAAAGCTCCATGATTTCTGTCTTGGCGAAGAGCATTCCGCCGCCGTCAATGTAATTGCGCTCAAGCGACCGGAAACCGATCGATACGCCGCGGACGAGCTTGGCCTTGACGGACTGCCACGCCATGTCCACGAGGTCTTTCAGCATGCCGGCCTGCTCGATGATCGGCAGCGTTGCCTTGAACTTGATGCCGTTCTTCGTGGGCTTATCCAAAACGACGGTGCCTACGGGCATGTCGTGCCGGTGCTGCCAGAGCAACGGGAGAGGATTCGCAAACGTCGCCCCGAGCGAGTCCACAATATCGCCGATGCGATCCGGCTCCGGCGTTGTCGCAATGCCGGTAATGACGCGTTGATCGTCGTCAACCGCTTTGATCTCAAGCACCGAGTAGGCGCGATTCATTTCCATTTCTTCGTCTCTTGGGGAGCCTGCATTCTTTCCAGGCGCGCTTTCGCCTTCCGGCATAGCGCGCTATCCGGTTTCTTGCACAGCAGTCGAACGATCTTGCGTTGCCGGCTGATGCAGCCTTGGCAGGGCATCAGCTGCCAACCATGAACATTTGGAGTTTCTTTCGGCGCGGCTGCGGGTTCAGAGCCATCAATGCCGCGGCGTTGAATGTCGCCATCAGCGGATCTATCTTGGCCTGCCCCGCCGTCTGCTTGGTGATGATGATCGCGTTCCCCCGCGGCTCGACCTTGGCGTTGCTGACACACCAAGCCATCAAGCCCGTAGCGCCGTGAGCCATCGCGCCCTCGGCCAACTTCCGCTCCGTCGTCTTGATGGAGCTCGTCATCTTCCAGCCTTGGGAGATGCCTACCATCCGCTCCGGTTTGAACTTCCGTTCCTGAAGGACATCGACGATATCGCCGACTGCCGCCGGGTCCAGTCCGATCCGATCCAGCAATCCCGCTTGCTCGCAACGTTCCACGTAGTCGGCCAGTTCCTCCATGTCCTCGCCGATGTTCTGGACGATGGTCAGGTCACCGGCCTTGGCGAAGTCTTCGAACTTGGAAACAGATCCCTTGTTCCGCTCGAGAGCGACCGGATGAACCCATGCATGCGCCCAATGCAACCAGCGGCCGGTATCGATCTCCCTACCGATTGCCGCGGCGCCTAGCATGTCGTCAAGGCCGCCGCCGTCTATCCCGAATACGACGACATCGCTGCGTGCGAGCACGGCGTCGAGGGTCAAACCGACTTCCCCGCTGCGCTCCCAGAAGTCGGCGCCGGCCCAACGGTTGGAACGCAGGCCAAGCCCCACCTCCACGTTCGCGTGCTTGGCGAGGAACCCGACAAGTTGCTGCTCGCCCTCTTCCTGCGCCTTGCGAAACCCGCGCTCCAAGAACTCGGCATCCACCGAAGCCCCGAGGTTTGGATTCGTGATGTAGAAGTTCTTCGGATCCCGGTGCTCGCCAGACTTGACCATTGCCTCCGGGTGTTCGTAGATCACCGGGAGGAATCTCTTGTCATCTATCCGTCCATCGCGGACGCCTCGCGCATAGGCGAGCTTCGACTTGTAGACACCGGCCGGCGGCTCGTCCGACTTCGTAGTCAGATAGACCGTGAACCCTTCCGGCCTGGATGCCTGTCCGCCCGTCGCCTCGCGGAGCATGTTGTCGGCGTTGGACCGCTTGCCGAACAACCAGAGCTCGTCGATCAGAACCCCGATGCCCTTCTTGCCGCCGACCGTCTCAGCGTCCGCTGCGATGACCTTCAGCAGCGCCCCGGTGTTCCGGTGCGTTATCGTTCGAAGATGATCCTGCACATGGAACAGGTCGGACAGCTCCTCATCCGCGCGCACCATGTCGCGAGCCGGATAAAACGAGTTCTGCGCAATCTCGATGGTCGGCGACAGAATGAAAAACTCACCCGTCTGCCGCCAGTTCCGAATAAGCGCGGTCAGCATGATTCCGGCGGCGAGGCCGCTCTTGAAATTCTTCTTCGACACGTCGAGGAAGAATTCCGAGATCAGCCTGCGCCCGAGATCCGGGTCATAAGCCCCGAAAACGGAGGCCACGAACTCGAGGATCCACGGCCGGCAGATTTCTCCCATGGTGGGAGAGCCCTGCACATCGACAACCCGCAGCGCCTTGAAAACCTCTAGGGCTTGCTCAGCCTCAGCGGGAAACAGTGGCGCGCAAGGGATGAGCGATTCGACTGCGACAATCCGCCGCTCCCAATCGGGACACGCCGTTGTCCACTTAGGCTGCTTTGCCACCCGCCACCTTCTGGCCGTTCACCGCAGCCAGACGCGGACCCGATGTAGGGGCAAACCTCCCCTCACCAGCAACCTTGGCGGCGTCACCCTTGGTCAATTTCTTACCCACCTCGCCGACCTTGGCATGAACGTACTGAGCGGCAGCAATCGCTGACCGCACCTGCAAAGCGTTCGCTTCGATGGCGCCGGCCATGACCCCGCGCAGGAATTCGAGCGGGTCCATTTCGGGAGCGACCTGCGCAGCCGGCTTGGGCTTTCGGCCCGCGCCTTCCCGCTTGCCGCCGCTACGTCCGGGCTTTCCAGACATTTGATTCACTTTTGATAAGGGAAAAATTCTGTGAACGAG